CTTTTTTCTGCCATCCGGCCTGGCTGATAATTTGCCATACTCTATTCGTTATTATGCGCTACTGCCACCGACTAGTGTTGCGAATGAATGTACATCACCAGCTGTCTGTCGTGTTAGACCTGCCTTAGTAATATCATCCACACCTGCAAGATGTAATGCGTTATCAAATCGCACTGTCAATGTTACCTGTAAAGGCTCACTTGCGGAGTAATCACCACCATCGTAATCGATGTTCTGCAAAAAGCAACCTTCCATCCACCATGCATCAATTTCAGGATCAAGAGGACCTGTGCCTCCGTCTCCTGTAAAACCACCTGTCATAACTGTCATTTTTGTAGTAAACTTATAGTCATGACCACTAAGTGGGGATACTTGATTATGATGATCCAGTTGTCTTTGTAGTTGGTCTCCAACTGCCTTAACAATACTATTATCAACAGTATCACGTATTACAATACTTACAGTTTGCCAATCGTGCTTGCCCATCATATATACAACCGAGTTATATGAATGAACTGCTGTCTCTGCATATGTGATCTTTGGTCGATCTGCTGTTACAACATTACGAGTATATTCTTTACTGTCAGCACCATAACCCATACCAATAAACTCAACCTTATACTTATATTTGAGTTTGGGTTGAATTATTCCACGGTTATCACCCGTTGCCGCGATTCCAAACTTGTTTGCCATATTGTTTATCCTCTATTTTATATTTATCGATTTTCCCCTCGATATGAAGGGGGGTTACACCCCCCATTCACTCGGGTTTTAATTACTTGCTAACTTATGCTGTACCTGCTATAGTTAACGATTCTCCTGTATTTCTAATGCGAATTGGAATGTAAATAAACTCAATTGCTTTCACGGGTTGTACCGCTACATCAATCCAAAGTTCGTTTCTATCAATTCTTGCATTTGTGTTATTAGATTCATCGCAAATAACTAGGTAATCATATACTCCTCGTTTTGTAACCATGTCTCCCATAAATGCATTAAATACTTGAGCTACTTGATCTCTTGTAAAACCATCATTTGGCTCAAACAAGAACGGTTGTGCAATCTCATCAAAACGTCTACGTAAAAACGCAACTAAACGAGATACATTAACACGATCAAGCGCACTTGTAACAGTATGCAATGTCTTTTGTCCAAATACCACTAAACCTCTTCCTGGCATAAATGCAATTGGATTAATCTTATTAGCATACAGTACGTCTCTTTGTCCTGGATTCAAAACTACTGGCTTGTACTCACCTTCACCATCAATGTAACCAACACTTGTAGCATTGTTTACAAGACCGCGATTAAAACCAGCTGGTGCAAACCATTCGTATGCAACCTGATCATTATATGCCATTGATCGTAGCATAATATGTGATGAAGGTTGTACGACGTTATCACCAGTAATATTTGTTGTTAAGTTACCGCCTGGATACCACAAGCCTATATCAAAGCCTGAAGTGACTAAACCTGTCTCACCATTTTCTGCGGCATTACCAAAATTGGATGCCCAATTTTTAATTGAAGTTGAATCAACTCCAAGCCTAAATGGTGTATCACCAATAATAAATGCTGTTTCTTTACGATCAACATTTAATGTTTTCATTTCATCTAGCAATTCAGTACCATGACCAGGTGCACAAATCAAGTTAAAAAATCTTGTTTCTGCTCGGATTTCTGTGTTTGAACTAATTGCAGCTGCCATTGAAGTAACAACAACTTTCTTCTGTGCATGACGACCTGCCCACATACTACCATCAGTTTGAAGACCTGATTCATTAAACCATTTAACAGCTGTTGCATCATACTTCTTAACATCATAACCTGATGCCATAAAGTTCCAACCCAACAATCCAACCGGATATGTTGCAGCTACTGGTGCAATTGATTCTAATGCACTTGTGGCTGTTGACCGGAAGTTGCCAAATACGATACCAGCTGAAGTTGTTTGGTCTGCTACATCAATTGCATCCCAAGTTGTTGTAGTACCATTATAACGATGAAGCCCTGGATAATTTTCTGTATCCGTTGTATCAACCCAAAGATCACCACTTGAAGGTGCCGTTGGTGCTGATGAAGCTGCTGATAATGTACCACTAAATGTTCTCCAATCAGTACTACCAGCATTGTCATATGTTTCCAACATATCAATTGTTGTTATACGACTATCATACCATAATGCACCATCTGCTGGTATACCTACTGGATCAACTAGATTTGGTTCATAACTTAAAACTTCAAAGTTGCTAGAAGTTCCTGCTGTAAGATTTGCATCTGCTAACAATGTGCCTGTAGCACCTGCTGCCAATACAATATCTTTACCTGCTGTGTTTGTAATAACAATCTTACTGCTCGATACACTTGCAGTAATATCTGTAATACCTGCTGAGCTAATAACTGCCGCTAATCTAACCGCGTCTGCATCAGCTGACGATGTATATGTAATTGTTGTACCGTTAACTACCATTGTTTCAGAATTAGTTAATGCGCCAGTTCCAATTGCAGCTGAACCTGTTACTGCTAATGTTGTAGCACCATTATGTCGAAGTACTTGATGCGAAGCAACAATTGGTTGACTCGTACTAGCTTCATGATTATACTTAATATATAAGTCACCTGCAACAGGTGAACCATGATGTGTCCACGCTGCCGCTGTTCCTGATAATGCTGGTGCGGTGTGTGTTACCCATTGGTTTGTACTAGCGTTATAAAGTTTAACTTTAAATTCTGTTCCACTATTATATTGTGTTGTTTTAATAAAAACATCACCTGTTTGTAGCGCTGCACCACCCGACTGTGTAGTCGGTATAGCAGTG